TGTTGTTGGGTAGTTATACAGTGTTCCACCAATATCTTTGGTCAGATTACCTGCAATCAGAATATTGCCAACATTGGGTGAACAATAATTTCTAACAAATCCTGCCCGAGTAGATGTTACGCCAACATCATAGTTCCATGAAGCATTAGACGTTACTGTAATTTCATTGCTTGTCGGCAAGAAATACATAGGGTTTTGGACAGTGTCATTGATAAAAAAGACATTTCCAACCCAAGAAGTGGTGATATTTATATCTTCTGTATAGCCAGAGATATAAACATTTGGATTAGCCCCTACGCCTGGCGTTATGTTGGATATACCCGTAGCCGTAATCATCCACCACTTACCTTGGCTAGATGAATTACGAGTGGCTACGATGTACACCCAAGAAGTCTCAGAGCGAAACCCACCCTCCATGAAGATGGGCATATCAGTGATGGTAGAAGCAATTTGAATCTCACCAAAGATCTTCTTTATGCAACGTACATCAGCTTCAATATTCTTCCCACTGTTGTACTCATTTGGTCCTAGAGCGTTACTAGGCACATCAGGAGTAAAACTCATTGATGTAAATGGAGTACGAAGGCGGGAATAATCGCTCATGTCACTTCTTCCATCTGCGAAAGATTGTTCAATAGACGGGTGTCTGTAGGGTTAAATTCTAAAGCTTTCTTACAGAATTCGATAGCCTGATCTTTCAATCCAAGCCTCCAAGCGGCAATACTGGCGTAATCGTATGGTTTTTCAGTCCAAACGCTTGGGTCCATGGTGTAAACAGCCTGTTTATCAGTGATATTCAGGGCTGAAAGGGCTGCTCCATAGCTCTCAGGCCACATACTTAATCTGTAAGTTGCCACCGCCAACTCGCACCATGGCTCTCGGGTATTGGGGGCTTCAGCACAAGCCAGTCTGTACCATTTCAAACCCTCGTGAACCATGCCCAATTCTTCATGGGATTTGCCCAATAAACGCATGGCATAGCACCGCTCATTAGGCCAAGTAGCTTCAGGCATGGCTAGATAACGATTTAAGGCGGTTATGGCCTCTTGCCAACGAGAATAGAAGGTAAGTTCTCGGGCATGGTAAAAAGCGTTTCTAGGGCAGTGTGGGTCTTCTTTGATAGCCAATTCAAGAAGTGGCATATATTGACCACGAGACTTGGTGTTGTCAGGATGGTGGCTGACCAACAACATATCTGTATGGGCATAAATTTCCTGAATTCTGCCATCAGGACGAGGATATTCATGGACTGGATGATGCCAATGATACCCATGGCGGTGGTGGATTTTCTCGTAAAAAAAGGAGATTCCACATCCCCAATCAAACTTGTAGCGCAGTCGGGTGGTGTTTTCCTGCCAAACCCGCTCAATTTCTTCTCGCCAGCCTGGTTCCATAACTTCATCCAAGTCTAGGCTGATACAGACATCAAAGTCTCGGGGAATCAAAGCAAGGGCAGCATCCCGAGCTTTATCAAATCGCCATGGGCTGATACAAATGTCGTGGACTTTTGCCCCACATTCCAAAGCATATTCAACTGTTTTGTCAGTAGAGCCTGTGTCGGCAATCAGGATCAGGTCTGCATCTTTGGCTGAATCACAAAAACGCTGAACAAATTGTTCTTCATTTTTACTGATTGCATACACGGCTATTTTCATTGCTATTCCAATACTATTTAAGGTTTTGTAGGCCAAACAATTTCACGTTTAGTGATGTCTTGTGTCTGTGGAACATTTCGCAGGGCTTGTTTGTAGTCAATCCATGCTTGAGGTACGGGTTGGCCAACTTCTAAAAAGCGCAGCACTTTAACGTCTGCTTCTTGCAAAAACATGTTGCGAAGATTTCTGTTATTTTGTTCAAACATTTAACTTGCTCCTGTAATAACGCACTTTTGAAATGTTGCACCGTAGCCATTGCCTGCACCTGAAGTATTTGTTTGCACTAAGCAGGTTCCGTTGATTGGGTAAAAGTACTGTGCTTGGTTAATGTTAGCGGGTAGAGTCCCCTGCGATTTGATGTATGGGACACCGCCAGAAACTGCAAGGACATAGTAAGCCTGTGGGCATGATGCTTGATACCCAACATATGGCACAAGCAATCCAAGTCCTACTGCAAGCTGTGACACTGCACCGTATTGGCCTGCTCCAGAACCAGTACTAAAAAGCAAAACTTCTGTGCCTAATGAAAAAGTAGCGCCATTGTTTGTAACCACTCTTGCATACACATCTGAACCATTAGAACTCATGTAAACAACTACGCTTGTAGTTGAAGATGCGGTAAAAATACCATAACCATTTGGGTAAGCAATTGCTGTTGCACTGCCGCCAAGCGTAACTGTAGAGCCACTAATTGTTAAACTGTACACATTGCCTGTGCCATACCCATCAAGTACTGTAGCCAGTGTAGGACTCAATAAAGAAACAAAAGCGGCAGATGCGGGTGAGGATGACGACGCAAACAACAATTGCGTTCCAGCAGTAATAGTGTTTCCAGAAATTGTCAGTATTTTTGATGAAATTGTTTGAGGCCCTGCGTTGGTTCCATAACACAAAAGCACAGACGTTGCGGATATGGCAATTGCCTGCATTAAACCGTAAATGCCAGTAAAGTTTGACGCTACGGTAAGTTGTGAACCAGTCGATGCAGTACTTCCATCTGCATTTAATGTTTTGACTTGGGCATAAAGAGTGTTGCCTGTGCCGTTCCAAATGTACATTATCTTGGTGTCACTTAACCTTATAAATGTAGAAGTACCTTGCACATACGCATTACCCGGGCTTTGGGATTGAGATATTTGATTGATTGGATATGTTTGTGTGTAGTTTGCATTTACACCCAGCCAGTATCTATCACCTGTGCCAAAAGCATTGGAAGAAAAGGCCACATTAGAACTTACACCCACATTCTGAGCCCAACTATCCATTGTGTTTGATGTTGTAGAAGAATAGCCATTGCCGTATGGATAAATTCCACCGTTAGCGGTTGGATTATGTGTTTCAATTACCCAGTTGCCAGTAGCCGCTGCAGTAGAGGTCAGGTAGACCTCTGTGTCGTAATCAGGAACAACCCAACCAATATTTGTACCCGCACTATCCAAAACCTTAATTGGAAAAGCGGCATAAGAACGCAATAGATTTTTCAAAATAAATATTGGACCACCTGCTGATGTAATCGTTGTTGCATCAGGCAAAGTAATTGAATATCCAAATGCACTAGGTGTCATTACTTGCACACGATTGCTAGTCGATGTCAAAGTAATATTTGCTGACATTGGGTTAGTGACTGTTGATCCACCATTCCCACCACCAACAGTACCCCAACTACCATTGCCTAAAAGTGCTGTAGTGCTTGATGGCGTACCAGTAGCATTAATACCAGTAACATTTAATGTGCCACTAGAAGTTACATTGTCGGCAAATGCGCCTAGATTGCGTGGGATGCTCATGTATTACCTCATTTCAAGTAATTGTTTTTATTTAATTTCAATTGAATATTTTGTAAGCATATCAAATGCTTGTTGAAGTGTTATATCTTGTGATGCAACATCATCTACTGTACTTCCATCTCTTATTGCATGGATGCAACAAAAAACAGTATTTGGTTGTTTTGCAATAAATTGATGCGTTATATTTTTTGGCGTAACAATTAAATGTGGGGCTACAAATTCTTGTTCACCATTATCATGTTTCATTGTTACCGCGCCTGTAGCCAATAGCGTTATATGGTCAAAAACATGGGCGTGTGTTTCATGCGTATCACCAACATTTAAAAAATGGTGCATTTTGACAAATACATTGTCAACAATTTTTATATCTGTTACTGGACTAGACACGAGTTGTTCCAATCCTTATTGCTTCTTGCGCTTGTTCTTCAGGTAAATTTCGCCATATACAAGTTTGTTCATCTAATGTCCAATCAACGCCATCAGGTTTAGGAGCAATAAAAGCATCTCGGGTTGCATCGTATGTATAACCGATCCCCGCATAATTTTTACGAATTGTTCCGTTGTAACTTGTTTGAATCCAATTACCACCAAATAAAGATTGGCAAAATTCAATGCCTTTTGCTTCAGATTCAATGCCATCAATTAACAATTCGTTGTTGTGTACAACAATAACTTGAAGTACCACATTGTTTTCATCTAGTTGTGCAAAATGTGCCATTGTTTAACCTCAGAATGTAATTGAACCGGATGCAGTCCATTTATAAGTACGATAACCGCCTGAAACAGTTATTGTTGGCGAACCAGTTGTTGCAGTTGCAGCGGAATAACTATCAGCATAGCGAATGATGACAATACCTGAACCACCATTTGCACCATTTTGACCATTACCGCCACCGCCACCGCCACCGCCATTATTTGCAGTTCCCCAAGTTTGAGAAGTGCTACTGTTGCCACCATCACCACCACCGCCAGCTCCACCTGTTCCAAGAGTTCCTGCCGATGTGGCAATACCGCCTCCTCCACCACCTGCATATGTAATTCCATCAAATGCAGTACGACCTGCACCGCCATTTCCACCTTTTTCGGAAGAAGAACTTCCACCTGCTGATGCACGACCAGTTTGACTTGCGCCACCACCGCCACCAGCACCGCCATAATATGAACCACCTGCAGCACTTCCGTCATATCCTTGAACTGGTGATGTTGATGGTGAATTACCAGCTCCATAATATCCGGCACCAGTACCACTATCTCGACCTGCTCCACCACCAGAACCACCGCTTGCTCCAGATATTGAAGCTTTCCGTCCACCATAACCACCACCGGTAGATGTAATAGTACTAAATGCGGAATTTGATCCACTTGTTGCAGTAGTATTTGCGCCATTTCCACCCGCACCAACTGTAACTGTAATAGCCGTACCGCTACTTACTGCAAATCCCGTTGCAGTTCTAAAACCACCCGCACCCGCACCACCACCTTCATTATTACCACCACCGCCACCCGCAACAACAAGATATTCAACCGCTGATACTACTGGATTAATAGGTGTAACACTATTACTAGCCGCACTAGGCGCGCTTGTGCCAATAGCATTAGTTGCCGTTACTGTAAAGGTATAACTTGTTCCGTTTGCCAATCCTGTAATTGTTATAGGTGATGTTGAACCGCTTGCGGTAATACCGCTTGGCGATGAAGTAACTGTATAACTTGTAATTGCAGAACCGCCATTGTCGCTAGGCGCGGTAAATGTAACTGAGGCTTGTGCATTACCACCAGTTGCAGTTCCAATGGTAGGTGCGCCAGGAACAGTTTTAATTAAAGGCCAAAGATTTGTAGTAAGTAATTGGGCTTGCTCGGAAAGTGTCCACATACCCGATGCAACGCCACTTTTTCCACCTGTTGTTGTAATAGGTGTGGCAGAAATTACACCACCTTTATATCTATTGCTCATAGATTATCCTATTAGGTAATTGCTTCGTATGATGCAGTTAATTCTATTGCACTACCAGTTCCAACTGTAACAACAATTGATTGTGATTCACCAACATAAAATGCTGTTGTTTTATCAGCAATAATTAATGATGCATTTGCAGGAACACTAATTTGATATGCAATTCGATATGCAGTTCCACCGCCAGCGGTTGCACTATTAATTGAAACAGTCACAGCAACTGAAGAACCAGTCACATTAGCAGCAACAATATTATCAATTTTATTAACAGTACCTGTAGCTGGAGTTAATGCAGTCCATGTTGTTGCAGAAGTTGTGCTTGGAATTAAATACGATGTATTGCCATAAATGCTTGTTACATTGACGATATTTGGGTTTGCCATGTTTGTTCCTTAGAATCCAAAAATCATTGCTATTGCAATGGTTTTACCTACCGATACACTTGTACCCGCAGGACCTGTAGGACCAGTAGGTGCAATATTAACTGTGTAATAAGCAATTGTTTCAACAATGTCACCAGTTGCAGCACCAACCGCTAAAACAACAGAAGTACCATTTGTAGCTGTGTAATCAGTGCCATTTAAAAACACACCATTTAAATACACTTCAACAAAACCAACTGTATAAGCAACAGTAAATGTTGTTTGTCCAGAAGTTGCTGTAAAACTTGTTCGTGTATATGTAGCATTTAATGCCGCACCTGTTGGGCCAACTGCGCCTGTAGGTCCCGTGGGTCCCGCAGCTCCGTTAGTTCCAGTCGGGCCTGTGGGTCCTGTGCTTCCGGCAGTTCCATTTGCTCCTGTGGGACCTGTAGGTCCTGCGGCTCCGTTTGCGCCAGTTGCACCTGAGGGACCTGTGGGGCCGACAGCTCCGTTAGTTCCTGCTGCGCCCGTGGGACCTGTAGGTCCGTTTGTTCCCGAAGTTCCTGAAGCACCTGTGGGGCCAGTAGGTCCTGCAACAGTAGAAGCAGCTCCTGTCGGGCCAGTGGGTCCGTTTGTTCCTGCACTTCCGGTGGGGCCTGTGGGTCCCGCAGTTCCAGCACTTCCTGCACTTCCAGTAGGACCTGTTGGTCCAATCTGGTTGTTCATAACTTGTGCAATAGCAACAATAGCACTTGGAGAAGCGGGACGAGTTGGTGATGTGCCACCTGCTTGATAAACAAGACTTACTGTTGAAGCAGAACTAGACCAATAAACTTGAACAGTATCGCCAGCAGTTACATCAAGAATCCATGTGCAAGCAGTCATGAATACATTGCCAGAACCACCCAACAATTGAATGTCTTGCAAACTGTTTGCAACATTGGTTCCGTTTTGACTTAACCATGATCTAAATACAGGATTAGCACCTGAAAAATTAGAAGCAGCCAACTCAGTTGTAATTTGATATTTACCAGTGCTAGTAAATGTCATTGTTCCGCTACTATTTGTAATGTAGCTAGAACGAACAGTAGTATCTAATGCAACCAAATTGGCTACGTTTGAACCACCGCTTGCTTGATTAGCAGTACTGATAAACAAACCATAAGAGCCTAAAGCTCCACCAGGTCCTGTAGGCCCGACACCGCCTGTGGGACCCGTAGGTCCTGAATTTCCAGTATTTCCTGTGGGACCTGTGGGGCCTGGCACTGTAGAGGCCGCTCCAGTACTTCCTGTAGGGCCTGTGGGTCCAACATTTCCCTGTGTGCCCGTTGGTCCGGTTGGTCCGGCAACAGTTGAAGCCGCTCCAGTTGCGCCAGTAGGTCCGGTGGGTCCCGCTGCACCTGTTGGTCCGGCTACTGTGGATGCGGCTCCCGTAGGACCTGTGGGTCCTGTGTTGCCAATACTTCCTGTAGGTCCAACATTTCCAGTGGGTCCCGTGGGGCCTGCCGCACCTGCTGCGCCTGTAGGCCCTGCGCTTCCAGTAGGTCCTGAACTTCCTGTGGGTCCGGCTGCGCCCGTGGGTCCTGCACCGCCAGTAGGTCCAATACTGCCTGTAGGTCCGGTGGGTCCAGACTTAATTAAAGGAGCAGGTGTTGTCCAAACCAATGCCGCATTATTGCGACTGTTAACAATGGAAATAGAAAACCAAACAGTATTTGTTGGGTTTGTAGGAGGTGCAGTTGTCCAACCTGTTGGAGGTGTTCCAGTGTTGGTCAGAAAGTTCCATGAACCGCCTGTTGGGGTTGCTGGCGCAGTAGCTGATTCTTGAAAAACAAACCACTCAAAATATGTGCCACCAAAGTTTGTA